GGGTCCCTCGGTTGAGGGTGAGGTTCCCTCCCAGGCTGCGGGTAATCTCGGTTACCTGGCTGGCGGCACGGGCGGCTGGGAGTTCGTGGCGGACTCCCAGGCTGAGGGCTCTCAGCTGGTCGCCGCCATGCAGGCCGCCCTAGGCGTAGAGGCTGACGGCATCATGGGGCCGGCCACGGTGAATGCCCTCTCTGCCCGCTATGGTCTGGAGGGTGATGGTCACCTGGACGCCCCGTCCGCAACTATCGAGGCTATGCAGCGTAAATTACTGAACGGAGGCTGGTAAGAATGACTAGGCATGTTTTGACTACTGACCGCACCAAATGGGCCGCCCTCACCCCGCCGCGCCGCAAAGCTATTTATGGCATTGTGGCCGCCCTACTGGCTCTGGGTATGGCCTATGGCATGGTCACGCCTGAGCAGTCCACCCAATGGCTGGATGTGGCAGACAAGGCGCTGGGCCTACTCGCCCTAGTACTGGCAGCCACCCACACTGGTGGGATCTACGAGTCGCCGGTCTATGGGGTACGCGGCTCTCAGGAGCCCGTCGAGTGACTCCCAGCGAGGTCGTAGCCGTAATCAGCGCCGCCGGGGTAGCACTCGGCGGCCTGGTTACGGCTGTGTCCGTCCTGGCCGGTATCAAGTGGGGGCGTGAAAAGGCCAAGGCGGAAACTCTGCTCACCCGTGAACAGGTGGGCAAGGCTCGCGCTGAGCGGGAACAGGCCGAAACCTCGGCTACGCTAGAAGCTATCGCCGGGAAGATTGATCAGCGCCTGGACGCCCTGGAAAATTCCCTATCTGAGGTGCACCATGAGGTGACGCCAAACCACGGGGGCAGCATCAAAGACGCGGTCAAGCGTATCGAGGATGGACAGGCGGCTGTGCGGGCAGCCCTGGACGCGCATGGTCAGGTGCTCGCCGCCCATGGTCAGGTGCTGGACCAGATCACCGACCGGCAGGATCGGGACATGCGTGACATCCGAGAGACCGCGAGCGCTGAGCATGAGCGGCTACGCAGCATACTAACCACCATAAAGGGCGAGGAGGAATTCTAATGTCAGCTGAAATTAAGGGTATGGTTCGTGGCCCTAGTGGTGAGATAGTCCCCGCGACTGTCACCCTGAAGCCCATCCCGGATCCTATGCGGGGTTCTGAGGGCTCTGTGGTCACTGGTGGGGTTGTTGCGGCTAGTGCCCGTGGCCCTATTTCTGTCCTGGTGGATGCGGGCAAGTATCAGGTGCAAGTGGATACTCCCTCCCGCACTATCGCCAACCACCCGATCACCCTAACAGACGGTCAGGTGGTTACTCTGGCTGAAATTGTGGGCCTGTCTCCGTCCGTGCCGCCGGAACCCAGCTCCAGCCCCAACGCTGGGGCGCAAGTCGCGCCAGGCGGGCAGGTTGGCACCGGTGCGCTGACCAAAGAGCAGCTAGCCGCACTGGACAACGTAACCTCGCAGCTACCCGTGCTCAATCAGGCGGTGGCCACGGCTACCAGCAAAGCCGAAACTGCATCTAGTAAAGCTGAACAAGCTAGCGCCAAGGTGGATACCCTGACCGGCACGGTTGAAACTGTTTCAGGTAAGGCTGGCTCTGCTTTAGCTAAGGCTGGTGAGGTTGAGGCGCTGGCCAGGAAAAACGCTGAAGACCTTATCGCCGTCCGCAACTCTATTCCCACGTCTGGCAGTGGCGCGCCGGGCCCCAAGGGTGACCCTGGCCCGCAAGGCCCTAAAGGTGACCCTGGCCCGCAAGGCCCACAAGGCGCGCAGGGCGAACAAGGACTCCCCGGCCCAAAGGGAGACCCAGGTTCGCTAACCAAGGAGCAGCTAGACGAACTTAACCGGAAGCTGGACGCTCTCAAGTCCGGTGCGATGGGTAGCAATGAGCAAACGATTGACATCAGCACTACCCACAGCTACACGCTGGCACCGGCAGCCAATGTACAGACAGTCATTTTGACCAAGTCCAAGCCTGGGCTGGTGGACCTAACCCACCCGGCTAACGTTACTTGGGTGCCCGCCCCACCGGAGCTAACTAACAAGGTCGGCTCAGTGGTGTATTTGGTGTTCATCAAGACTGGGTCTGGCTGGCAAGGGTATTCTGCTGGTGATCTGGATACCATTAATGAACTACTGGCTACGTTGCCGCCTATGAAGGCGGTGATCCCCAAGTTCATTGATAATGGCTGGGCATACGGTGGAACCAACTACCTGGCACTAGTGAACAGCGTCAGCGGCTCTAGCGCCGACGGTTTCACAATCAAGGTAACCCACAATGTACAGTCTGTGCTCCCCAACTCTAAGCGCGGCAATTCCGATTTTTGGAACTACACTGAGGACGCTACGGAAACCGAAAAAGCCAAGGTCAAGGGCGGTCCGCTCTCACAAAATGGGCGCACCGAACTAAAACTAGGCAAGCCGATCATTGTTGAGGCCACTATCGAAAGCGAAACCCCCCGCGCTAGTTTCGGCTTGTATGGTGCACCCTACAATGAGAAGCTGGTCTCAATCGGCGTCAACCCTAACATGGTGTATGAGTTCAGCGGCAACGGCGTTCCCGGCATTAGCCCCAATATCACGGCACAGTCTGGCGACTCCCTACGGTTCAAATACGATGGCACTAACTGCACCGCCTACCTGAAGCCAGTAGGTAAAGACACCTGGGTAATGCTGGGTACCCTGCAACCTAGGCCGTTCGGGCATGAAGAAAAAACTATCTACAGCCGCATCGATAGCCAATACAATTTTGTTGTGAAAAATTGGCGGGCTACCGGGGAATTTGCGTAATGAGCAACAGCTACGAACTACTGGCAATGATCCTTGCAGGGCTGGCCAACAAAACCAGCGGCCCTGCCAGGTCGGCGGGGTTTGACGAAACCTACAATATCGTTGTTGACGCTAATTCATTGTTTGCCCGGTGGGTTGCGCCCGGCATTCAAGATGTTGCTGGGTTTAAAAATTTGATCCAATCTACCGGCGCTAACGTCGGCAACTGCGCTGTCCCCGGCCAAAACTGGGCTGACATGACCAGGAACGCGGCTGACGTGCAAGGCCTTTGGCGTTCCGGTAAGAAAAATATTCTTGTGACCGGTGAGACCACTAACTCTATTTTCGTTGAGGGCGCTACGGTGGCTAAAACCGTGGCTGACGCTAAAGCCTATATTGCCGCGCGCCGTGCCTCTCAAAAGTGGGACTATGTAGTGTTGTGTGGGACTATCCCGCGCGGTGACAAGGCCACACCTCAAGAAAACGTTGAGCTAAACAAACGCTTGATCGACGTTGACAACCAGCTCAAATCCGACGACACACTATATAACACTTGGGTCGACTTCCGGGCTTTCTCCCCGGAATGGTTTGGGCTCCGTGGTGACGGCTACACCGCAAAGTTCATGGACAGCACAGCCACGTGTAACCCTACAGGTGGGCGCCCCGACATGATTCACCCTATCGGGGCGCCGCGCGATGTGTTTGCCGACGCCATAGCGGATGGTATCAAGCGGATATTCAGCTAGCTGTTTTATCCCCGTGGCCCTCATTTTGGTGAGAGGCCACGGGGATAAATTTTTGCTTACCAGGCGGGCATCCAGCTACCGACCTGGTAACGGCGGGGGGGCAGGGGTTGGGGGTCAGGGGCGGCGGGGGGCAACACGGGTGCCCCGTCCCGCCGGGGGGGGGGGGGGGTGGGGGGGGGGGGGGGGTGAACACCCCCCCCCCAGCCACAGGTAAACCGGCTGCTGTACGCAACAGGGTTGAGCGTAGCGACGACAACGGCGTGACTTGGCGGGGCCTAACTGATGACCTGCCCGTGTCTGGCACGCTTTTTGACTACGAGTCCACCTCCCACGGGGACGTACAGTACCGGGTGTCTGCCGTGTCAGACCTTCCCTCGACGGCGTCAGCCACCGCTAGCCTGACTGTGGACTCCTGGGCCATGTGGCTAGGTGGTGGAGAGAATTTTGGTGTCACTGTCCCGCTCCGGTGGGACCCGCTCCACTCATGCAAGACCGGCCTGGTCAACCGTAAACTGTACAGGTTTGCGGGGCGCGCGGGGGCTGTGGAGATGAGCGGCTACCACCGCGAGAAGGCACTTAGCCTCTCCGCTACGCTCTTTGACGATGACTGGGAGCTCCTGCAACGCATCGAGGCGTTGTCGTATCTGCCCGCGCCTTTTATTTACCGTGACCCCATGGGGCGCAGGGTCTACTGCTCTCTGACCAGCGTGGACCTGGATCGGGCGCTGTCGGGCAAATGGTCGGTGAAGCTGAACGCTGAGGAGGTGGACCAGTGACCATACCGGGGCTTGATACCCACAGGCAGGCGGAATTTATTTACACGCTGCTGGATTGGGAGGGCCGCGAGATCCGCCCCCTCACCAACGTCACCGGCGGCACCATAACCCTAAGCGGCTCATCCCGGCTACGCGCCTCAGGCTCTATAGATCTGGCCTCTACTGATGACGGTATCGAGTGGGCAAAAAATCGCGTGCGCATCGAGTACGCGCCAAGCGGGACGCCTGCGTGGGGGCTGGGCGTTTTTACCCTATCCGCACCCACACGCACCTATACGGAGGCTGGCTCCACATGGAGCGTAGAGCTATCCTCCCTCCTGGCCCTCCCAGACGCCGACTGCGTGGAACGCACCTATACTGTTAAAGCTGGATCCAACCTAGTGAACACGGCGGCCTCGATCTTACGCGAGACCGGCCTAAATTCTCTGTCGGTTACTCCTAGCCCGGCCCAAGCCAGTGGGGACATAGTCTATGACCCCGGTAAATCCAAACTCACCATTGCTAATGATTTGCTGGGAGCGGCTGGTTATTGGGCCGCACACCCGGACGGGACCGGGGCTATCCACCTGGATCCCTACGTGAGGCCCGCCGCTAGGGGCGTGGCTTATGATTTTTGTGAGGGCGCTCGCGCGATCCACCTCCCAGAGTGGGAGTATGAGCTGGACGCAGCCAGCGTCCCCAATAAGATCGTTTTGGTGTCTGAGGGGAGCCAGGACAAGCCCGCCCTGGTGGGGGTAGCCATGAACGAGGATCCCACCAGCCCCTACTCGTACCCGTCGCGCGGCAGATGGGTGACAGAGACGCAAACCGGCGTGGAGGCCGCCGATCAAGAATCGATCAGCTCCCAGGCACGCCGCCGCCTGATCGAGGTGTCCACCCCGTCAGCGTCTATCACTCTCCAGCACATGCCTATCCCGCTGCAGCCTAACTCGGTGGTTGGTTTTTCATCCCAGGGCCTGTCTACGCGTGGTGTGGTGCGGGAGATCAGCTACACGCTCGACCCGACTAGCCTAGTGAAAACTAAGCTTTTGGAGGTGACCGACCTATGACTAATCTTGATTATCTGGTTGATGTGCTCGCGGGTATGCGGCAGCGCCTGGACCTGCTACCGGTTTTTAGGTGGGCTACTGTCACCAGCCTCGACCCGCTACGTGTGCAGATGGATGGTGACATGGCGCCACTGGCTGCGGACCCTACTAATTTTGCGGGTGACCTGAAAACCAGTGCGCGTGTGTGGACGGTGAGTGTCAACCGTCGCCTGTATCTGCTGGGTACGGCGCGAGACACACAGACTGGTGACGGTGGTTCAACCGCACCGGTGGGGGCTGTGGTTGCCTATGCTGGCGCTACCGCCCCGGCGGGCTGGCTCATGTGTGACGGCGCGACTTATCAGCGCTCACAGTATCCGGCGCTCGCGGCTGTCCTGGGCGCAACCGCCACAAGCTTCACCTTGCCCGACCTGCGCGGTCGTTTCCTGATGGGCGCATCAGCTTCCCATCCGCGAGCGCAGGTGGGTGGGGAGGAGTCCCATATTCTGACTGAGGCGGAGATGCCCGCCCACGCGCACCCGGTGATTGGTCGTGGCCTGCCTGGTAAATGGGAGCAGGGTGTGGGTATTTTCGCAACTAACCTTGGCGCTGGTTCTGGCTGGACGTCGGTGTCATCCTATGATGCGAAAGCGCCGGGTTGGTTGGAGGCTAAGTCCAAGGGCGGGGGCAGGCCACACAATAACCTGCCGCCTTACTACTCGATAGGCTATATAATTAAAGCTTAAAGGAGCCTTAAAGGGCGCTGAGAGAAAGGGACGCTATGCCGAGTGTTGAAGAATTCGCTAAGGCGATGGAATGGTGGTGCCGATATGGTGACCTTGGCTATGACCAGGCCAACCGCTGGGATTTACGTGTGGGCGGCGAAACCGACTGTAGCGCCCTAATTATTGGTGTGCTGGACAAATGCGGTTTCGACACTGGTAACGCAACTTACACCGGTAACATGGCCTCCGCGTTAACCGCGCACGGCTGGGAGATGCTAGACCCTGGCGTGGACAAGCAGCGCGGCGATATTCTACTCAGCCATGCCAACCATGTGGCTTGCTACCTGGGTGATGGGCTGGTGGCTCAAGCCAGTATCGACGAGCGCGGCGATATCGCCGGTGGTCAGTCTGGTGATCAGGCGGACGAAACCAACGTCCACCCGTATTACGATTACCCGTGGGACTGTGTCCTGCGGTATGTGGGTGGTGACACTAACGCCGTGCCTACCTATGGGGGCGGCAGCGTCTACAACCCTAACCAGTATGACGAGAGCTACGTGCGCAACGTCCAGGACCTGCTGCTAGCCAAGGGGTACAACCTGGGAGCAGACGGCGCCGACGGCGTTCTGGGCGAGCTGACCTTCAACGCAATCAAATCCTTCCAGGCTGACCATGGCGGTCTAACCGTTGACGGTATCCCCGGCCCCCAGACCGTTGCCGCTCTGAAGGGCGGTGACGTCACTCCCCAGCCTGCCGTGCAGCCTAGCGTTGACGGCTACTGGGGTGAGCAGACTACCCGTATGCTGCAGGGCGTACTGGGTACCACTGTTGATGGTGAGGTTTCCTCCCAGGCTGCGGGTAATCGCGGTTACCTGGCTGGCTGCACGGGCGGCTGGGAGTTCGTGGGGGGGCTCCCCGCCGGGGGGTCTCACCTCGTGGCCCCCCTCCGCGCAGCCCCCGCGGGCAG